CTCTAGTAGTTGTTTCCAACTGCCATGCTTTTGTGTCATCTTTAATTGAAAATTTTGTAGCAGCTCCAGCTATGTCTGCGGATGCAGTTACGTTAGTACCAGACCATGTATTAACAGCAGATCCAAAGATTTCTTTCTTTGTAACCTCCTTTACTGTTTGGGTTGAAACTGTGGTTGAGGTCATATTCCCAGTTGTAAACTGAGGTGTTACTGTATTGGCTCTAGCTATGCTTGGTGCTAACAGAGCTAAAAGCAAGATTAGTTTTTTCATGCTTTTGGGTTTGTGTTGGTTGTTGTGCCGTTTCCGTTCTTTTTACTGTTACCAGTAGAGAGTCCGAAAGTTGCTAGGGCTCCCGTAAAAATCGAAGCCACAAAAGTTATATCAGAGGATGCTCCTAAAGGTTTTTTAACCATAGGTAACTCGACATAATTTAAAGTAATAATAAATCCAGACCAAACAACAACACCAAGACGCACTGCTGCACCAAGGATTGCCATTTGTTCATCGTGGTCATCTACATTCTCTTTTAATTTTTTTAATAAACCTTTTTTTTCTATATCAGGTTTTTGTTCGTTTTTTTCCACGTATCTTTTTCCAAGTTGTTTTAATAACTGGTTTCATAATTTTTACAACCCAGTTAAATACAGCAGTAGCAGTAAGTGCAGCAGCTACCGAAGCAACTGCTGTTGTTGTTGCTGTAATTAAAATTTCAGTTTCTGGAAGTGGTATCTCTACATTTGTAGAAAACAAATTAACTGTTCTCATTCCAGGTTGGGTGCTTGGTTTAGTAGAAGTACCTTCAGTTGCTTTAGCATCTATCTCATAGTTATCAATAGATGTATCTGTCTGTATTTCTATTTGTTCCGTTGCTCGTAAATCACTAGGAGGTATAACCAACGGAGTATAGAAAGGTACTTCTGCTGTGGGAAGAGGTATAGATATTGTTTCTATTTCTTCAATAGGTGGAATCTGTATAACTGGTATTTCAATAGGTGCTTTTATAGGCATTAGCTAGGTTCTGTAGGCCAAGTAATGTTAAAAGGATCGGGTTGAGAAGGTACGTCCCTAAGTGCTTGACGATAATTTCTCCAATCATCTGATAATGTACGATCAGTAGATGCTCTCCAGTCTGTTTGCTCAAGTTTTGCGTTTCTTAATGCTCTTACAGTACTCCATTCTAAGTTTGTAATATAAGCCTGTTCATCTGAAGTTGTACTGTCAACTCTTACGTTATAAGCCTTATTTTCGCCTTGTACATAATAAGGACTTACAGTAGTTAATTTTTGTGTTGGTGTTGTATAATCAAGAGTTTCTACAAGTTCTACTGCATTATTTGCTGTTAAAAAATCTGCATTAACACCAACACTAGAAAAAGATGTATTTGGAAATAATTTTTGTAGTGTACCAGTGTCTGTAACATTAGTACCATTAATAATTGCGTAATTCATAAATAATATTTTTTTGTGTGTTTATGGTTTTCTCCATTTCCACCAAAGTAAAACTCCATTGGTACTTCCTGTATAGTTATTTGTGACAGGTGAATCGCTAAAATAAGCTGGATAGTTAAAATAATTAATTGTTGTACCCCATGAAGTAGTGGAACTAGCTTTACCCATTCCCGTAAGGTATGAGTTCATTGCACCAGCACTATATCCAGTATTGTTGTCTCTTATATCTATTCCTATAGCATAGTAATGACCAGCTTGTAATATAGGTGCAGGATTACTAGTATCACCAGTATCCCAATATGTCCAAGCCTCAGTAGTAGCATTATAGTGTGGAATAGTACCGACTTGGTCATAAGAATGGATTCTATTAGAAGAAAGTAAAGTAGAGTTTGGTAGATCTAAATTATTTTCATATTGACTAGTACCTAAATCCCAATAAAGTATTCTTATATTCCAACCTGTCGTTGGTATACCAGTATTATTTTGTGCACTGGTCATTATAGTATCAAGGTATATATCTGCACTTACCTTAATACATAACGTGTCAGTAGCATTTTGGTTATGACCCCAACCAGGGGCATTGTAAGTAAAATTAGTTATGTTTTTAGCAGGTTCTGTACCTAGATAAGCTCCTTCAGCCACAGTTGAAGAAGCATGTCTATGAGTCCAGTAATATTCAGCGTCTCCTGCATTACCAGCAGCAGCACGTAGAAAATGTGATCTCATTGTTAAACATCTCCAACTGCTGCACCATATAAGGTATTAGATGCTTTCCAAAATTCTATAACTGTATAAGAACTTGTAGATAAAGTAGGTGCTGAACCACCAACCCAAGTTATTGAAGGCCAAGTTAAAGTGTAACTTAAAATGCCAACCATTAACATCATTGATTGTCCATTAGTTAAACTTTCTGTTGCTGTTCTATTGGCTCCTAATGTCCATATTTGAATCATTCCATTGTCAGGGTCTAAGTCGCTACTTGTCCCATCTGGAATGGTATAAACATTCTCGTTTATTGCATCTTCAAAAGTAACTGAGCCTGTAAACGTACCACCTGTAGGGGCTACACCTGATGTTATACCTGTTAAAGCTGATCCATCTATAGCTGGTAAAATACCTGTTAAATTTGCAGCATTATAGGTACTTGGTGCTGGTACATTTGTTAAGTTTGCTCCATCCCCTGTGAAGGATGTAGCTGTTACCCCAGCATCGAAAGTAACATTATTATTAGCATTAAGTGCTATTGCAGGGTTAGTGTTTGTGCTTGCTGTATGCTCAATCTCCTGCACTCTTATTTTTGACATTTTATTTAATTAGGTTTTGTTGGATAAGTGATATTATCTACATCAGTTTGTGTGGCTGGTAAATCTCTTAATTCTTGACGATAGGTTTTCCATTCATCACTTAATGCAACTCCTGTTTCAGATGCTCTTGTAACGACCCAATCTGATTGACTTAATAATAAATTTCTTTTATTCCTTATACTTTGCCATTTATGTGAAATTATTTGAGCATCTGTTGATTTACTTGCATTAAATTCTGCAATTTCTGAGTCAGTCATTGCAACTAATACACCATTTACAATTTTGTTCATTAGCTCTCTTTGTATTTGTAAATTAAAAGTTTAGTAGCTGGATTAATATTATTGCCATATATATCTTCAATAGTAAATCCATTGACTTTAGCAAAAGATCCTGTTTGGTTAGAATCATTATTTGTATTTGAAGCTACTACTTTCCAACCATAACCATGAACCCAACCACTATATTCAGTGGATGTTCCAAAACTATAATAATGCCAAGTCATCCAAGGTCTTTCACCAGTATATAATTCCCAAATAGCCATATTATAATTACGATCTAGTGATGGATACATATTCCAGTGATTCTGACTGTGTTGACCATAGTTTCCATTGCTATTAGTGTAACCTTGGTTGCAGTCAGAATTATTATGAGGAGTTGAACTGTTATCTACATGGGGTGACAATCTAATTCCACCATATGCACTAAGAGATAATGATGGAAAAACAAGTCTATAGACACGATCATAGTCAAGACCTGTTTCTACTATGCTAGATACAGCAGAACCTGATTGCACTTTTTTTACAAATTCTAAAGAACCACCGCCACCAGCCACTGTAATTGTTTTAGAAGCTCCAGTGCCAGATGCAGTTACACCAGCACCAACAAAATTCAAAGTAGTTCCAGCCGTAGATAATGAACTACCTTCTTCTTGTACAGTTATACCGCTAGAAATACCAGTTAAAGCTGAACCATCAAGAGCTGGTAATGTACCTGTTAAATTTGCTGCTGGTAGTGCTGTTAAGTTTGCTCCAGATCCTGTAAAAGTTGTAGCACTGCAATCACCATTTATAGTTGCACCAGTACTTGTAAGACCTATAGTTGAAGTTGCGTGTTGTGTAGATTGTATAGTATCTACTTTTATTTTTGACATAATTTTAAATTGTTAAACAAAAGCCATAGTTGAACCAGCAACTATAGTTACGGTGACTCCAGATGCAACTGTTAATGGAGAAGCAGATACATAGTTTTTATTTGTTGTAGTTGTAAAACTATTGTTTACTTCATTTTCTGCTTCAACAAATAATTGCTCGTTTCCACCTCCTACTAAACCAGAACTTTGATCGACCCATGCATAGTCTGTTCCATTCCAAGACATAACTTGGTTAGAATTAGCAGTGCTTTGATTTAAATGTGTATTAACGTCAGAGTCTGTATATCCTGCATTATCTACCCACGCATAATCCGAACCATTCCAACTAAGTACATAACCTGCTGTAGGATTACTTTGATTTAAATGTGTGTCAACACTGTTATCAGTGTAAAGACTTCCTTGTGCTGTAACACCACCTTGCCAAGAAGAACCGTTATAAACTTTTAACTCGTTAGCAGTAGTGTTAAAGAATAAATCTCCTGTATCTAGATTAGTAGTTGGGTTAGTAGCACCTGAACTATATCTAGCTGCAAAGTCATTAACAGTACCAATATTACTTGCAACTGTGTTTACGTTTGTTATCGAATTACCAACATTATTTACGTTGGTTATGCTGCCAGCAGTAGTATTTACGTTTCCTATAGAACCAGCAACTATACCTATATTATCATCAATAACTGATATGGTATTACCCATACTATTACCGTGTTGAGTACAGTAATATAACAACGAGCTTGGTGCACTTGATGGTACAGCAAAAATTACTGAAGCTCCAGATTGACCTGCTGTTCCATTTACTGTTACACCTGTGGTATATGAAGCATTACTACTATCTCTAAATGCTAGTGGATGGTTATTGTTAGTACTATCAGATTGGTCAAATGTGTATGTATACCCTCTAGTTAAAGTTAAAGAAGGGTTAGCTGCACCATTTATATAAAAGACACCACCAGATACAGTTACAGTATATGTCTGTGCAGTCCCTAAAGAATTAGCTACAGCATTTATATTTACAAGGTTTGAACTAACAGTGTTTACGTTAGCAATGTCATTTGCAACAGCATTTACGTTGGCAATATCACTTGCTGTTGTACTTATATCAGAAGCGTTAGTATTAGCTGTATTTATAGCTGATATGTTGCTTGCTACAGTTGTAACTTCTGTTGCCTTCGGTATTAATCTATGAAAGCTATATGTATGTAATGTGGTAGTTGTTTCTACTAGAAATCCAAAGTCTTGAGGTATAGCACTTGTTACTCCTGTAATTGTAACTGTATTACCAGTTCCAGCACCATTAGTAATAGTAACTGTAGTTCCGCTTGGAGTTAAAGTAGTTGATGCTGTTTTAACAGAGACAATAGTGCCAGTACCGTTGTTTGCATCTGGGTTTGCTGTAGGAAAACTTGTTTCATTTGCTATCGGTACAAAACCACCGACATCATCAATTAAATCAATAATCCTGTCATTGATAGCTGCTGTTGAAGCAATGGTTGTATCGTTGTCTGGAAATGCATCACCATCTTTAATAGTGTCTCCAGTAGATATGTTGAAATATCTAGCATCCGCACTTGCTGTGGTGAGATAATTATTATTTAAAGCACCGCCATCTAACTCTGTTTTTGTGTAGTATCTAGTATCAAGAGAACCACCTGATGTAAGCTCTGTTTCTGTAAAATACCTCGTATCAAGTTGTCCAGCATTAAGCTCAGTTTCTGTGTAGTATCTATTATCTAACTGACCTGCATCTAATTCTGTTTCTGTGTAATATTTACTATCAAGTACACCACCAGAGGTAAGTTCAGTTTCTGTATAATATCTATTATCTAATTGTCCAGAATCTAATTCAGTTTCTGTGTAGTATCTATTATCAAATCCACCAGTTGCAATATTATTAGAGTCTACTTGTATGTCACTAGGAAGTGTACCACTACCTAATTTATCTAAAGTTACAGAATCATTAGCTAATTTAGAACCTTGTATATTTGCACTTGCGTTTATATCAGCATCAACAATAGAACCATCTACTATTTTTTCTGAAGTAATAAAATTAGATGTTATATCACCTCCATTAAATAATGCCCCTTCTATCTCTAATGCTTTGTTTCTAGCATCTTGTGCAGTAAAGTTTGATTGTTCAGATGAGTCGTTAAGATCTCTAGCTCTTATAGTACTGCCACTAGTAAAATTTGTATATGTGCCACTAGCATCTCTTGTTCTACGTTCACAAAAAACTACTGCACCTTGCGGTAGTGCAGAGTTAAATGTAATGGTATTGTTATCAGTGGAAAGTTGGTAGTTATATAAAGTTGTACCTGCTGTAACTGCAGGGAAGTATAATCCGTCTGTGTTGTTCACCTGTGGGTGACTAGAAGTTGCAGTACTACCAGTAGACTGGCGTAGCTGTAAAACTCTAGTTCCACCCGACAATGTAACATAAACATCTAGATCATCTTGGTTATGAAGTTGTATACTGACAGGACTAAATACAGTTGTAGTTGCATTAGTCGTGGCAGCGAAAGTTTTTTTAGTTGTAACTGCCATTGATAATCAATGTTAAATTTAATAAGGAGGAGTATTTATATCCTCGATTACGTTGTTAATATCTTCTAAAGTATATCCTTTCTTAGTCTGTAGTGTTGTTATTCCTTTGCGTCTATTTATTCTACTTTGTAGAGACTTACTATCACTTAAATCAGTAAACTTAGTTCCTGGAAGTAACATTTGTTCTTTAGCTCTTTCTTTAGCTTCTCTATGTATTCTATCTATTTCTGTATAGAAAATTTCTGCTTTATAATCCAAACCACCTGCATCTTTACCCACTATACCGAATGTACCAGTCTTACTAAATGGCCCTGTTTTAACTTTTCTACCCTCTCTTTTATATTTTTCAAGAGATTCTTTCCAAGCAGGTTCATTTATTTTATTTTCTAGTTCTCTTCTAAATATAGGGTCTGTAGCTAGTAATCTTTGTATCTCAGATTGCTCTGGCCCTGTGAGTTGCTCACCATTTATTGACGTTAGATTTGCATTTACATCATATCTAATATCAATAAGAGCATCAGTTACTGGGTCATTTTTTTCTAAATCTATACCTATTGGAGAAATCATACTAAACATTCTTAAAAAGAAGTTATCTGGTCGCATACGTAGTTTCTTTTCTTCTCTTTTCTCGTTGTAGATGTCGTATTTCTGTGGTAATACACCTTTAAGAACGGAGGCTCTGTACATAATTCTTTCATTTATAGACTCTAGTTCTTTCATACTACCGTCTACAAGCTCAGAAAAGTCACTAAAACTACCACTCATTGGCATAAAACTACCCAATACATTGGCTGCACTCTGTCCAAACAATGCTTCTTTGTTTTCAGCTGTAAATATGTTAGAAAACTCAGTAATACCACCTAATGGCCCATTATCAACAAGTAAACTTGCTGTAATGTTAGATATTTTAGCAAATGCTTGGCTGGTTGCTGTTTCTCCTATGACTTCAGCATTACCTACAATGTTAGCTATAACTCTAGCTAGTGTACTAAATATTTCAACACCCTGTATGTTAAAGTAAACCTGTTCATCTGTAAATGGTATACCAAATCTAACAGAATTAGGCTTGATACCAGCTTGAATCCATGCTTCTCTTTCCCCTGGATCTCTTGGTAGATCTCCAGTGTACTTACCTGTAGCTGCTAACATAGCAAAGAATAATGTAACACCTGTACCAAACACCATTTGACCTTCAAGTTGAGCTATTTCGCCTGGAATATTACGTTGATTTATACCAAGTTTCTGTAATTCTACTAGATCACCTCTAAGAAGAGCATGATATTTTTTGTTAAATATAGCAGCAGCTGGAGAATGGTCAAATACTAACTTTAAACCGTTGATAGACGGTGTGATAAACTTAAATAAAAGCTCAGAACCTGGAAGTGCTTTTAACATAGCATTATATGCTTGACCTAAACCATCTAAATTCTTAGTTAATGTAGCTTCATCTCCAGCTAATCTAGCCAATTTATCAGATACTACCTTTACTTTTGTAAATGTACCATCACCATTGTCTATTTCTTTTATTCTAAAAATCTTTTTCTCAACTAATTCTTCAAATTTAGGTTGAAATTTTTTAAAGTCTTTAATACTTGCACCTGCATCCATAGCTTCATGGAAAGCCTCTTCAACTAATCTTTGTACACCAATCACATATCTAGCTGAAGCATCACCAGCTCCCATAGATATTGTTGAATGACGTGCTAGAGGGTTGGTATTAAAGTTGTGTAAAAAGTCAGATATTTCATAACCTATTTGTACGTCCTTAGCAACGTCCGCTCTTTTGGAAAAACTCCTTAGAGCTTTCCACTGGTTAGTACGTCTTTGAATAGCATACTTACCAGCATAATCCATATCCTTACCTTTCAAACCTAACTTATAGTTTCTACCAAAGATAGCTAAACTATCACTTATACTTTTTACAGTAGCATCCATTTGAAACAACGCACTAGCTATTTCTCTTTCAGATAACTCTTGACTTTTAAACTCTGGAAAAAGCTCTTTATATCCTTTAGAATTTAAAAAACCTATATCTATATTTGATCTTGATATACTAAATGGATTCATTAATCCAATAAACCTCATAAAAGGTCTAGAACCTGCTAAGTAACCTGTACTAATAACAGCTTTTACTGGAGTTTTAATTCTAGCTAGTAGACCATTAAATGTTATACCTATAAGCTCTTGTATAAGTTTAGATGGTACAGCTTTAAATCTTTGACCATCTTTACCAGTAAATCCAAAAAAACTACCACCAAATACCCTAGCTCTCAAATATTCACCAATATCATTTAGAGTTAGTACATCACCATCTGTTAAATGGAAAATAGTTATAAGATCTTCTACAGGTTTCATATCACCTGTTTCATACCCTTTTTTAACTAATTTAATTAAATTTTCATGTAATTTTTCTGCATCTTCTGCAGCCTCAGCTAGATATGCACCTCTTTTTCTTGCTTCTAATTTATCAAGTACTCTTACGTTTGACTGTTGTAACTGTCCATCAATACCCCAAGCATACATATACTCTTTTGTTTTGATAGTTATGACCTTCATTAAATCAGCCATTCTTTCAAAATTTTGAGTTATTGTTAAATTATTTTTTACTTCTAACGCACCTGTAGCTAAATTAGACATAGTTTTTGCTAATGATTTTAAAACAATCATATTAGCATCTTTTTGTATAGGATCAATCGTTTTAATAATTTTACCTCTACCTACCTCATCAGTACCATACGAGAATATTCTATATGGTTTAGTACCTTGTTTACCTTTAAATAATGCGTTTATTGACTTAGTGTATTCTTTAGCAATATTCTTTACATCACCTTTAGTAAAGTTTGCTATCATATTAAGTATAGGTTCTGCTCTTTTTGCTGCTTGTATAGCTAGATCTTCATAATCCTCTGCCTTATAAGTTCTAAGCATTTGTTCCTTAATATCATCAACAACCTCAGTCATAATCTCTTCTAGGTTTTTATCACCACCTGCAGATCTTTTGACCATGCCTTTAAAAACATTTTCTGAAGTCTGTACTGGTTGCCTTGCAGCTTTTAGTATATCAGCTTCATCAAACAATACCTGTTCTATATCATTGTCTTTTTTAGCCTCTTTGACAACATCTTCTATAGCGTCAACATTTCTTGCATATGTACCCTTTTCAAAGTCATCAAACTGATCTGGGTTTACAATAGGATCTGGTTGTCTACCAGCATTTTCTGAATCTAATTTTGTGCTAGAATATTTAACATCATCCCAGACATCACCTTGAGCTGCACCACGACTCTTAGCTTTTGCAGTTAGTTCTTCAATAGTAGCTCTTGCATCAATTCTGTTTTCAACATTAGTATCATCTAGTTGTTGTAAAACATTATCATATTGAAGAGCATCTTCTTCATCTAAGTGTCTACGTACATATTTATCTAATGGATCGCTAGGATCTATACCAGTGCCTTGACTTAACTTAACCTCAGTTAGTTTTTCTGCAGCTTCTTCTCGTCTCATTAGACTTTTAAGTACCTCTCTTTGATACTCTTTAGTAGCTTCTTTGTTTGCTATTTTTGCTGCTATTTCAGCAGGGTCGCCTTTTTTAGTAAGTTCTTTAAATTTTTTTAGTGCAAATTTACTGCCTTTTACAAAAGCACCTAAGAAGTCACCAACATAGTTAGCACCACCACCTATGGTAGTTGTTTTCATTCTTGCTACCCATGCTGTGTCATCTTCATCTATTGCTAATCTTTGTATAAGACCTGGAAATAACCAAGGTACATATTCTTGTGCAGCATTAGCTAAGTTTGCCTGTTCAGATGATGATGAGATGAGTTCTGCTAAACTACCTGTACCAAATGTTTTTGCAGCACCAACAGTCTTGGGTACAAGAAAATTAAGTATTTTATTACCAGCTACCATTGCTTTACCAGACCTAATAATCTGTGGAGCTTTAGGTATAAGTTTAGTGCCTGTAGGAGCTAGTAAGGCTTTGTTTGCACCGCCAAGATAGTTACCTGTCCATTTAGTTAACAGACCAAACTCTACCAAAGCTCTACCAAAATTACCTAGAGCTGTTTGGTTTTCTGGCTCAAAAACATCTGGTACTTCTAAATAAGTTCTTTTCTTATAATCTTTATGAAATGGATTCTCTTCTTTTTCTACTGGTATACCAGCTATACTTTTTACAGCTGTTTCAAGAGTTTGTTTAGTTAAACCAGCAAACTCTCCTAAACTTTCATAAGCATCTGTTAAACCACCTACACCAGCTCTAATAGTTTCTGAGACAGGATCTTTAGATTGGTCTATTACTTCTTTACCTGCAGCCAGATCGTCACTAGCTGATTGACGTATAGCTTCACGGTCTGCCCTTATCTCTTCTTTGGATCTTTGATCTCCTTGTAAGTTGTTATCAATAAAATCACGTACATTGACAGCAGCATCTTCCATAGCACCACTGACATTCTCTGCAACTTTCATCAAAGGATTACTAGCAGCAGGGGCATTTTTCATAAATTCTTGTTGTAAACTACCCACATCAGAAAGATCGGGTAGATTTACTTCTTCATTGTCCACTATCTCCTCTTCTGCCCCTTGGGGTAGTTGATTATCTAGTTCATTTGACATTACTCTAAGACTCCTTGAGTTCTAAGTTTGTGTATATATTTATTAGCAAAAGCGTTGATTGTAGGCAAATTGTATAAGTCCATGTCACCCCGTAGGATGTAAGCAATGTGATACCTTGCAGCCATATATGGATCGCCGTTTGCTTTTTGAAACGCACCTTTCCATGATATTCTGTTTAGGTAAGACCATGTTTCTCTTTGTAACTCTTCGTTTTGCCTGTAACGATGCAGTGCCTTAGCAGCTGAAAAACCCTTGAGTGGGTTATCTTCATCTTGTGCTTTTGATAATGCTGTTAGCATCCTTCTTGTTATAGGATACTTACCGATGGTAGGTTCAAGTCGTCTACCAATAGTTAATAATCTTAAATCACTTTCTGGATTTACTCTCTTACCATCTACAATTTTTTCAAAGTGTAAATGCTCTCCTTCACTTACTCCTGTAGTACCTATTTCACCAATTCTTTCACCATTGTATTTAGCACCAATAACTAAATCAGGGTTATAACTTTTGAGATGTGCAAACCTGTAAATAACACCATCTGGTGTTTGTATATCAAGATACACACCATACTTAGCATCACTAGCGTTAGCAACTACAGTACCGTCTTTAATGTTAAAAGCTGTATGAAAACCTTCAGTGTAAGTTGTGCCTATATCTATACCTTCATGATATGTACTAGCCCCTTCTGGTGTACCATCTTCTCCTGGTTTTCTAATTGCACCAAATTGACCTCTATCAGATATACCTATCAATCTGTGACCTGTATACTTTTTACCGTCAATAATCTGTATCTGACCTGCATCTAATTCTAATGCGGGGGCTGCTATTTCATTACGTATAACGCTAGTAAAATCTTTACCCTTCCAAGCCTCAGTTAAAGTACGTTCATTCATAGGAAAGAACTCATTAAATGCACGATTTATAGCTTTATAGCTTGTATTGTTTTTAGATTGTAGATCTATTAAAGAGTTTATACCCTCTGAATATCTTGATTTGTTTCTATTTATTTCGTAATCTTTAGGCTTTTCAGCGTCAAATGGTATATTGTAGGCTTCGCTTTGTGCTTTAGAAAATTCGTAGGGAGGTACTTTAAATGTTTGAGCTAATTTGTCAGCAATAGAATTGTCAAACAGTCCATCCATATCCAACTTAACATCTTTAAATATTTGATCTCCAACTTCTTTTTCTTCAGCTCTAATAGTTTCTATAATATTTTTTACGTTATTTTGTTCTAAGTATGGATATACATTTTGTTCTTTACTTAGATTCATAAAACCACCATTTTCAGATGGGTCTATATAATATTTACTATCTTTAAATCTAGGATTTTGAGCTTCATTTATCATACCTCTCATTTCTTTATCAGCTTCACGTATTGCTTCTCCAAAGGTCATAGGAACACCTTGAGCTTCAGCTGCATCCATTTTTTGATATGCGTTAAACTTAATTTCTGATAAGAAAGCATCATAAGCAATGTTAAAAGTACCAGTGGCATCTTTTACATTACCGTATTGGTCTATTGAGAATGATGAACTTAAACCACCTAAATATGTTTTAAATGATTTTGTAACATCTTCTACATCTTTTTTCTCAGACTCTGGATATAATTGATCTAATACTTTTACTTTTGGATTAGCTTCTAAGTAAGCATCTACCGCATCACCATCTAAGGAAGGGTCTACAATATCAGCTTTTGTTAATACACCACCATTTTTTGTAATCTTACTTTTAATATCTACAATACTATCGTATTCATCCATAGGATCTAGAAATAGTTTACTAACCTTTTCAACTACATCTCCAGTAACTAATGGGTTTTGTTCTATTAAACCTCTAACATATTCTAATTGTTCAAACTCTGATGCTCTTTCTTCTTTTGGTAACTCACGTTGAGTTTGAAGATAATCACTTACGGAAGACTCTACCCTTGCATTTTGATATGATTTGTTTGCTTGATGTTTAGCTACAACAGTTCTTTGTTTTAACATTGTTATAGGTATAACACCAAACTTATTAGGATGTATTTCAGACAAACTTCTAAATCCTACAGGAGTTGCACTCTTAACCTGTAAAGCTAGATTTAATCTTTGTTCTAATAAATCAGGATTATCTGACCTAGTAAAAGCATCTTCTATTCTTTTTTCTAATCTTAATATTGCTTGATTACCAATAGATGATGTTGCAGTTGCTTTAAGATGTGGTCTAGCTAAATTAACATAATTATTTAAAACATTAGATAGATTTGGAGCTCCTTTTATATTATCTAAAGCATTATCTAAAATAAGATCTAACCCATTTAGCTGTCTAGCTTTAAACTCTAAATCAATATCTTCAAACCTTTTTTTAAGATTTGCTTTCATTAATTTTTGAGCTGGCTGTACTAACAACGCTACTGTCTGAGTATCACTTAAATCACCTCTATTATCTTCAGTAAATTTACCTAAAATATAATTAGATGCAATAGCAAGTTGTCTTTTAGTAAGGTTAGCATCATTAATTCTAAAAGGTGCATCTCCATCTAATAATTCTGTAGTATTAGTTTGAAGTTCATTATCAAGGTAAGACCCAAAATTCTCTGCCTTTAATGCTTTATCTCTAGCTTCATATCCGTATGTATATGCACCAGAAAATATACCTCTTACCTTTCTAGCTTTTTCTTTAGCAAAAGGATCATTACTATTTTCTATTTTTGTTGCTAAATTATTAGCTGTATTTGTAACATCTAATTGTTGATCTGAGGCAGCTCCAACTGCATCAAATCCTCTACCCTCTGTTATACCAAAGTTACCAGCAGCTGGATCATCAGGATCTAGTTCATTTTCATCATCTGGAGCTAACTCTGCTTCTAACTCTTCTAATAATCTATCAGCACTACCTTCAGCTCTAGCTTGATCTTGTGCAGTTTTAGCTATACTAGGTATTGTATTAGTAAGAAGATTTTGTACAGTGCTACTCATTTGTGCAGCTAAATTAGCTTCATATTGAGTAACACGTAAAAAATTATTTGTAATTCTTTGTTCTTCTTGTTTTAATTCATTTGCTGATTGTATTCGTTTATTGACTTCTTCTTTGGCTTGTTTTTCTAATTGTTTAGTTTCTTCAACTTTTTTCTTAATGTCAGAGGCAATTCTTCTTGGAGTATATCCAACTTGCCACTCACCTTGCCTACGAAATCCTTGTGCCATAATTAATTAATTTATTAAGTTTTCCACCACGCTGATTCGCCATCGGCATGACCGATACTAGATCCAGTTTTTACTCCTGCACTAAAGCCTGTCATAATCGACCCTAACAGACTTGGTTTTTCAGGTGCTGCCATCTTAATTGGTCTTACAGTCTTAAAGGAAGCTTCTGGAGCCATAGGTGCAGCTATGACGTTATTATACGCTTGAGAATCTGCAGCATACTGACTAAGAAGTGTATTATATTCTTGTAAGCCAAATGACTGCCTTGCATTAAATAAACTTGCATTTAC